GCACGGTACATATTCGCGTACTGATAACGGTATCGCTCGACCGTATTTTTCCCAAAAGGTCGGATTGAATCCGGGTGGACATTTCACGAATCATCTTGGAACAAACAGGGTGGAAGAAACAAAAGCATACCCGTCAAAGCGCATCTCATGTAGGCCACGTTTTCCCACCTTCTCTTGCCGTCAAATACGCATTCCCATTGGAAACCCGTAAAGTCCCCGTTCGTTGCGTATTGCCTAATTCTTTCTTCCAAGTTCATTTGCAATTCTTCGCTCTTTCTTCCGTTATTTCGCGCCAAAGGTCGGAACATCTTCGCTTGAGTCCCATGTTCTCCTCTTCGAGCTTTTTGTTCCTCGCAACCAACTCGTCCCGTTCCTTGGTCAGACGGACGACCATTTGCGGCCAGGTGCTTATCTTCTTGGTCGGTTGGTAAACGTTCATTCGTTCTCCTCCTCGTCAATCTCAGGTTCAAATCCAATGACGTCGTTGTAATACTCGTCCAAGGCTTCGCTCAAACAGTCCAATATGTCCTCCTTCACCAAGTCGCTTTCCTGTTCCCATCTGTGAAAAAGAGCTTTCATTTCGTGAATACATTGTCTGCTCGCCTCGCTCATGGGTTGTTCTTGAAATCAAACCTTCCGTAGCCAACTGGCATTATGCGTTGAACACTCGTACGGATAGCCCTCTTCTCACCTTCTTCGTCCACCTCGAATCCAACGATTCGCGTGTTCGCCCAAAAGCGTTCCCATGCTTCGTGCGCTTCCGGCAAAGTGAGTTGCTTGTCACTCTTCCTCTTCTTCGGTTTCGTCATCCTGGTCTTCTTCAACTCCCCACATCTCGTCGCATTTCCAATCGTCGTTCGGTTCTATTGGGTCAATTTTCATAATGTTTCGCTACGTCTTTGATAAATTCCTCAAGTGGTTTGCGGTAAAGTTCTCGGATTCGGGCATTGCCAATCTGCGCCACCAAAGTCTTCAAGTCCTTCAATGCCTTCTCCACACGTTCCTTGTCTATTTCCATTGCTTGAATTCCTTTCGGGCAACCGTTGAATTGCCCCTGAGTTTCTTCAGAGCCTCTTTTTCGATTTGATGAACCCGTTGCTTGGAAATTCCACAAAACTCTCCAATCTCCCGGCAGGACATGGGTACTCCTCGCGGAGCAGACAAGGCCAAGACAGCAAGCAAACAATCGGTCAATTCCTTCTGTATGCGTCCGCTCTTCTCAAACGGATCGGTCTGACCTCGCAAATACTCACCGCAGGATACTCGGTGGAATCCGGTAGTTCGGGACAATTCACTTGCGTGACTCATTCCTCACCTTCCCACTCTTTCATAATCTTTTCCCGTTGATCAGCCATATCCATAATCCCCGTCCCGCAAGTACAACAAAATGCAACCGGGATAATTCCAATATATCCACGAATGATCATCTCGGCTTCATCATCAAGCTCGGATGAACAAATCGTGCAGTTCTTGGTATCCATAGCGTCCAAACTCATACCAACCGATCCTTCCTGTCGTACCTGCCCACCAAGCGATACATGTCGCCCTGCTCATGAGCCAGCTTTACAACCGCACCCAAGCCAAACTTACCGGGTTGGGCCTTGAACTTGCCATGTGTCCCGTCCTTGAATTCGACAAGTCGCAAATATGGATTCTTGGGCAACGTATATACCTTCGCAAGTTTCTCCAAAGGTTCGCCCAAAGTCTGACGAATCATGCCTTCCTTCACCATCGCAGCCTCGGAAGGTTCCTCCTTTTTCTCCTCCTTCAAGTCCGCTTCCAACTCCAACAACATGGCAACCGCTTTCTTGCTCAAGCGACCCATAGACAAGTTCATCCGCAAACTACCCGGCTTGATACCCAACTTTTGCGCAAATTCAGAATGTTCAATACCCGACTCCGCCAATATCCTTTTCGCCCGCTCAGTATCCATGCGTAGTCACTCGTAGTGTTTAATCTTGCTATGTCAAACAAATTGAACTAAAACCCGAAAAAATATGCCGAGAATCTACCGCAGACGCAAAAAACCAAACTCCGTAAGAGGATTCGTGGATGACATGACAAAGAACAAAATAATCAATTCGGCCGCGAAAATCGCAGCCAAACAGTCAAGCGCAACCGCAGAAGCGAAAGAACTCAAAAAGCTCGACCCGGAACTCAGACAGTCGGTCGCGAACTTTCTCCGTTACCGCCTCGACATGACCGAACAAGAATTCCTCAACCAGGTAAACAACAAGCTTTCCAACATGGTCGGGGATTCGCTCAACATACTACACTCCAAACTAGACGAAATACCTCCCCAAAACCTTGCCTATGCGGTCTCCATCATCATGGACAAGTTCCTCACCGTATCAGGCAGACCGTCCAACATAACCGCATCCGCAAACGTGACCCTCGGACAATCGGACATGTCCCCCGATCAAGTACGCGAAATCCTCAAGGGTGCGTCCAAAACAGTCAAAGAACAACCAACCGAGGCATCCGATCAAAAAGTAGTACACTTGGAAGAAGATCAAGAAGATGGGTGACAAAGGGTTGGGGCCGAAAATCATCCGGTTCCGACTACTCGGTTGGTCGTACAGCAAAATACAACAGCATCTAAACTGTTCCAAGTCCACCATCTCGTACCACCTGGGACACAAACAAAAACAAAAGGTCCGAGACAGAGAAGCAAGATACAAAGAAGAATCCCCGATGCCGCTCATCGTCAAACGACTTTGGCACTTCAAAAATCCACGCACCATCTCCCCGCCGAAAGAACCTTGGTATCAGCACAAGTCGCCCCGACAAATACAAAAGGCCATAACCCAAAAATCACACCAGTTCCAAAAATCAATGACTTTCAACTACAAAGACGTTCATGCAAAATTCGGAGATCATTTTCCTTGCGCGTTGACAGGCAGACCACTCGCTTGGAACAACCCCGAAGACTATCAATACGATCACATCGTACCCATCGCTCGCGGCGGGGACAATACGCTCGACAATCTGCAAATACTGTGTGTCGAAGCAAACCAGGCAAAGGGTCACCTGACGGACGATGAATTCATCGAGTTATGCAAAGAGGTAGTCATTCACAAAGGATACAAAATATACAAACCGCTCGATACGACTACGAGTGGCTCATAGCCCTCGCCAAACTCTACGACCAAGGGTGGCCCACCATTAGGCATGAGCATGGGGTGGTGACGCAGGGCAAGGGGTCGCGGTAAGGGCGAGGGGTGCGGTAAGGGCGAGGAGTGCGGTAAGGCGTGAGTGCGGTAAGGCGCTTATTGCGAAAAAAGTTGTGCGGGGGGTGATGATAATACAGAAATTAGCGCGGACACGCACGCGCCCCCGCCCCCCCCTCTGACACGTGTCAGTAGATCGCGCTTGGGTGCGTCTCGAAATAGCGCCAGTTTCCGGCCATTTTGGGGCAGCACAAGATTTCTAGTCTTTTGTAATTCCGCATAGTTGCAAGGATTGCGGAAACCTGTGGCAGAGCTATGCGATTGAGTTGCGGGAATCCTTGGCCTTGCGTGAATCAATTCCTGTATTTGCGTATATGGTGGATTTGCTTGTTTTGTGCATTTGCCTGGTTCGTGCATGAATTCTTTTTCTGCCACTCAAGGGCGAAATGCTTTCTAATGTAACTTACTTGCAATAAGACCCCGCAAAACTTTTTTCATTTTGTGCTTGCGCTTTGTGTATCAACTTGTATCTTTTTGTATATCCATAGCGGGAAACCCCGCAAAACCTAACAATCAAAACCAAGGACAAGACAATGAACAAATCACAATTAAAACAAGTTATTGAGGAGGAGTTTTCAAAACTTCTTAAAGAATACAAATACGAATTGTATCACAAGTCTTTTACTGCGGCTGCACAAGAAGCACGTAAAGTTGCGGAAAAGAAAGGATTTGAAATAGACGAAGAAAATTGGACAACCGAAGTTGCATTTGGTGGTAAGTATAAACGAGCAAGACCAAGTGTTGGCAAAAGCAATTCATTTAGTGTCGCACTAACAAAGAATGGAAAACCACAACGCAAGTATTTGCACTTTCAGGTATACGGAATGGAAAGTGGTAATTTTGAATTAAACGCATACGTTTCGTAATGTCTAAACGATGTAAAGCAAGAAACCAAGGACAAGACAATGAACACAATTACAGCACCCATAATCAATACCCCATCAAACGGTTCAAACAATTTGCATGACGCATCCATTGAAACAAGCGCATGGCTTGAATCGCTTTTTGGCAAACCCATAAAACTCGAAGTCGAGGAAACTTTCGACGCCTACGGATACTCCAAAGCACATTGGGATAATGACCCCGCAATTCGCGCGGCGTGCGAAGACTTCGAGTCGGTCGAACAAGACGAACCCGTGCAACTTGTGGAAGCGTGCCGTGAAAACGTTTACAATGCGGAAAACGATTTCGGGCAAGTCTTCACCTATACGATTTACAGCACACCCGAAGACAAAGACGAATGGTATTACGGAAATGACGCCGTCTATATTGCTGTTTGTTTGCACTTGGGCGGGGACGTTCGTGGCAACTACGGTGACGTCAACGTTTACCGTTGTGATGATTCGGACGCTCTTCTCGGCTTTTTGGATTGGACAATCGAGTGGCACGTTACTGAAAGGGAAACGGGCGAGTTGGTCCCAAGCGCTGATCATTTCACGATCGGGTACGCAAGCAATCCGACGTGCGAATTGGAAAGCGCGTTGGACGGTGATGACAAAGGCGAATGGATAGATGGCGCATACCATGCTAAACTTGACGGGGTAGACGTTGTATGCACGCCGGAAACCCGTCGCTATTAATAAACTACCAAACACGTCGAAACGATACCATGAATTACGATATTCTTATTTTACTCTGCCCTTGGGTTCCCGTCTTTTGGGTGATGCACCAATCCATCCTTAACAGCTAACACAATGAAAACTCTTACAGAATATATCAAAAACGACGCCGACTTACCTTTGATTCGCAATGGCCTTGAACTTGGACGTTGGAGTATTCCTCAAGTAATTGAGCGAACGTCTCATTATTGGCAACGCGAGGTGATTAAAAGCGAATGGTACAAGGCGAATCAAAAGGATATCGCTTTAATGCTTGAAACGGTTGAAAGGAACAAACGCGAGGCCGTTCAGTTTCTCAAAGGAAAGGCGAAATAATGGCCCTCTACAAAATGTCGGACCTCGCGCCCTTGGCGTTGGCCGAAATCAAGGAAATCATCCGCTTGGCAGAGCTAAAGGAGAAACTTGCGGCTCAATGCGCGGATCGTGAAACGATCAGCGGTAATAGCGTAAAACGCGCGAGGCGCGCGCGAGGCAAACAACTTGAACTAGAACTACAACAATCAATAAGGAGAAACTGAAGTATGAGAATCGAAACAGGACAAACCATTGCAGGACTTGCAGATTATCATTACAGCGCTGACAAACACGCTCAAAAGTTTGAGGAGAAATTTGAAGAATATTTCTGCGGCTTTTCAAATGTTTGGTTGTGGATAAGAGACGCAGCCATTGCATTCGACGATCAGCTACTAGAATTACTGGGCGAAGGGCCGTATAATTATTACCTAGATTGTTTGGGGAAATACGCGGAATTGATTTCCACGGAATCAATGAAAATGAATTGCGAAACCTTCTATGATACTGATTGGGAACAATGGTTCAAGAAAAGGGCTAAAATTGCAATAAGAGAAAAGGCAAACAAGTGAATATAATGCGTGCCAAGATTGACGAACACTTGAAGGAGAAACGCGCCTAACAAACTTTTGTTCTAGTCCTATGGTGGCCCTCGCGGGGCGGGATACCTCGCGGGGGCGTTTTATAGGGCTTGAACGCTAAAATGACCAAACAGAATAAGGAGAAATCAAGGACTAATGAAAAATACAAATACAAAACAAGGAAGAATCGAAGCAAGGGACGCAAAAATTGCATACTTGCTTGGGCAGGGCTGGGAATATGAGAAACGCGAGGATTGCGATTTAATCGTATTGACTCAGTCATTTACAACTCATTGCGTTGCGATGGGATTTAAAGGAAGCGCTTTGAAGCCTTGGTTTTATTACCGTTTCAAAACCATTGAAAGAAGAATCGAGTTCGTAAATGAAAAGGTTGAATTTCTAAAAAGGAATTGCGTTAAGAAAAGCCGCAAATCCCCGGACGCAAAAGAACATTATTGCGTAGGGGATGTTCTTTATGATTCTTGGGGTTACGATCAAACGAACGTCGATTGGTTCCAAGTTACCAAAGTGAAGGGAAAATCAATATGGTTACGCCCGATTCGCGAAAATTCAAGCGATGCGGGTAACTGTTCTTACGGGTACACGCAGCCAAGGAGAAACGAGTTCAATGGCGTTGAATTCCGCAAGACCGTTCAACCGAATGGATACGTTTGTTCGCCCTTGCGCGGCTATCTTAGAAAATGGGATGGCAAGC